TGCCGGTGGTGACCCAAGTTTATCGGAACCTGAATCAGTTTGGCAGGATGGGGAAACTATGGTTGAAGCTGCCCTGGGAAGTCTGACAACTAAAGATTGGGGCTATGGTAATAATGACGCTTTGGGTTACTCTACTGTATATGTTAGATTGTCTGATAGTGCTGACCCGGATGGTAAGGCGGATGATTATGTTCAAAGTGTTGAAAAACAAAGCGCAGGTACTTATGGGGTGGTAACTCGTATTAATGATGTTGAAGTAGCCGCATTTTCTTTTCCCACCGTGGGAAACCAGTCAGGAGATTTAACCTTTAATGAAAACTATCTCAGGCAGCGTTTTTCCGCAGGTGATTGGATTGATTTTTACTTTGCGCCTTCCGCTGGTTTTCTTCCTGAAGGCGGTGATATGATATATGAAGTGATCGTAGCTTATGGTGATGATGGAGTAGAATAGTCTATGGATCAAGAACTTAAACAAATACAGTCTTTATGTTCTATAAGCACTCGTATGACTGCTCAGACTTATTTTCCTGAGCGCTTCTACATGCCGTTTGCTGAGCAAGTACATGGAGAAATCTTCAAACTTATAGATGGCCCTGAGCGAAAGGTTGCTATAGCTGCTCCTCGTGGTTGGGGAAAGACTAGTATAGTAGCCCTAGCCCTAATGGCTAGATATATCTTATACAATCATACTGGATTCATATGCTATATTAATAAATCTCATGATGCAGCTAGTTTACAGACCGAGAATCTACGGCGTGAGCTAGTAACAAACAGAATGATCAAACACCACTTTGGAGACTTCAGACATCGAGACGCTAGTAACAGAGACTTTGATGAGTCGTTCTCCAAAAAAGCCTGGGTAGCTTATGACACTCTAGTCTGGCCAAGAGGTGCAGGTCAACAGGTTCGTGGTGTGCTATTTAAAAATGATCGACCAGGGTTGATAGTAATAGATGACCTCGAAGATCCTGACAAGATACGCAACGATGAGATTCGTAAACAGTGGTATGAGTGGCTCTATGCAGATGTTATTAAGGCTGTTCCAAGACTTCATAAGAACTGGAAGATAGTGTATATAGACACTCTCAAACATGAGGATTCTGTACTACAGAAATTGCTTGAGTCTAAAGAATGGGCAAGTGTAAGACTAGAAGCTTGCGATGATAACTTTAAATCTACAGCACCTCTCTTTATGTCAGATGAAGATATAAAGACTGAGTGGCAGGAGCATCTGGATTCAGGTCAAACAGATGTATTCTTTCGTGAGCTACGTAATTTGCCTATATCAACTAAAGACTCTGCATTTCAAAAGGACTACTTCCATTACTATAACGTACCTAATGATATGGGTAAGGATGAGAATGATCTTAAGTTGCTCGATGTAGATGTACAAAACAATCAGCATATTGAGACTGTGGTCTTACTCGATCCTGCTAAGACAGTAAAGATACATTCAGCTGAGTCTGCTATAGTAGGTGTAGGCATAGACCTAATGAATGCTAAGCTTTATGTCAGAGATATTATATCTGAGAAAATGTACCCAGATGAAATATACGAAGCTATGTTTACTATGGGTACTAATCTTGGAGCTAAGGTTCTGGGCATCGAGGAGACATCTCTTAACGAGTTTATACGTCAGCCTATCAAAAACCAGATGTTTAAACGTGGTACGTTCTTTGAACTAATCTGGCTCAAAGCACGTGGTGGAATGAAGAAAGAACATCGTATTAAGGAACTTGTTCCCTACTACAGACAAGGCTATATCTATCACAATAAAGCTTGTGCTAATGTAGCAAAACTAGAACAACAGCTTTTAATGTTTCCTAGATCTCGTCTCTGGGACATAATGGATTGTCTAGCTTATATAATCGAAATGCTTGAATTAGGAGAAAGATACTTCTCACCAAAGGAAGACCCTAATGACATAGAAGCTGAATATGCTGAGCTAGACTACGACAAACCTATGGAAGACTGGAGGCTTGTATAATGGAACCAGTAACGTGGATTCTAGGTGGTGTAGTAATTACTGGAGTGTCTGTGACTATTGGTAAGATCTGGGGAACTAATGGAAAAGTTACAGATCAGCACTGCTCTGAGAAACAGATAGCTTGTCAAAATCTTGTTATAGAAAAAATAGGGAATGTAGGAAGAAAAGTAGATGACTTGGCAAAGTTAGTAAACGATAAACTTATTAGTCTCTAAGATTGTTTAATAATTTAACGGACTCATTATGGCACTTAAATTTGTAACTATAGGAAGTCTAGGAACTATCCACGTCTATGATGATGCAGTGACACTTAATGCTGTAGAAACTGACGGTATTATAGAGTCTTCTCATGCTCCTGTAGCTGGTGATGAGATGGTTAGATTAGCTGATATTGTCGCACCTGGTGATGGAGTTGGTGCTGCAGCTAATATTACTGATCATGCTATAGTCCGTGGAGATGGTGGGGCTAAGAATGTTCAAGATAGTTTAGTTTTTATAGACGATGCTGGGAATATAATACTTCAGGCATTAGCTACCGTAGATGGAATAGATATCTCAGTCCATGCAGCTAATGTAAATGCTCATCATAATCAAGTTCATATTATCACTTCTCATTCTGATGCAGCTCTAGTTGGACTAGCCAACAATGATCTAATGCAGTGGAATGATCCTGGTAGTATATGGCAAGCTAAAGACATAGCTGAGATTATCTTAGGTCAGGATATTGCTCCAGGTGATGTAACTTCTTCTGGAATGGTTAGACAAGCTAACACATGGCATGCTTATGGAGGGTTTGAAGATGCTGCAGAGCTTATAGCTTGTGGAGCAGGCACTTGGCATCATATTACTAATGGTGCGCCCACCTTCGATCTATGGAATTTGGATGAAGGCGCCGAAATTTCATTAGCTGCTGACGTGCTTACCTTAGATAATACAGCTCACTATATTGGAAACTTGTCTTTAAGTATATCTGGTTTAAATGGTAAAGATTTTCATGTTAGAGTCTACAACAATACTCAGGCTAGAGTAGAAGGTAGACCTATAGGTATATCTACTACTGGTGCAAATAATGAGATGAATGTTAGTGTTCCTATCTTCATTGAAGGTACTGCAGGAGACGAAATACAATTTGAGATAATGAGTACTGATGGATCAGATCCCGTAGTAGACGATGGAATATTTATAATAGCTTACTTACATGATTAGGAAAATAAAATGCCTTATATTGTAACAGGTGAACCGACAACTCCAGGAAAGTCTACTGTAGACTGGGGCAGAGTCAACCATGACTATGATTATCCAGATGGTCTAGATCTCAAGCCTGGATCTAAATTTCATACTAAGCTAGTATCTAAAATCTGGCAGAGAGCTCGTGAATCTCGTAATGAAATGGCTAAGCGTTTTCCAGCTTGGCGTGAGATAGACAAAACTATGAATGTCTATATTCCCCTGAAAGATAAGGAAGAACAACTTAAGAAAAAAGATTCTACAAAACCTGTATCAATAGTATTTCCTTACTCATATTCAGTCTTAGAATCTCTAATGACTTATATGTCAATGGCTTTCTTTCAAGACCCTATATTTAGGTATGAGGGAGTAGAAGACGATGATACTATAGGTGCTATGTTAATGGAGTTGGTTATTAAGATACACTGTATAAAAAGTAAAGTACCTTTAGCTGTGCATACTATCCTACGGGACAACTTCTGTTACGGTGTAGGAGTAGGTATCCCTGGATGGGAAGTAAGAAATGGTCGAGTGCCTATAAAATCATCTATTGTTACTGAAGGTAGTTTAGGCTCTCAAACTACATATCAGACAGAATTCATTGACAAGATCATATTTGAGGGAAATAATCTATCTAACATAGATCCTTACATGTGGCTACCAGATGTATCAGTAGCTAGTGATAAAGTTCAACAGGGTGAATTTAATGGATGGTTAGATCATGACAACTATCTAAACATGCTGTCAGAGGAATCTCAGCCTAATTCTACTCTATTTAATGTAAAGTATTTGAAAGAAAAGAAATTCAAAAGGTCATCTTTATTCAATGATCAGAGTGAACGAGAGATTAAAATAGGTGGACCTTCTGACATACGTAGAAATATGACTAACTCAACTAATCCAGTTGAGAACATCAAGATGTATATTAATCTTATACCTAAAGATTGGGGACTTGGAGGGAGTGAATATCCAGAGAAATGGTTCTTTAACCTAGCCGCCGATGAGATTATAACTGAGGCTTATAGAGCAGATCACAATCATGGGATGTATCCTATTGCAGTGGCTAGCTCTGAATATGATGGTTATTCTATAACACCTATAGGTCGTATGGAGATTCTTACAGGTCTGCAAGGGACACTAGACTTTCTCTTTAACTCTCATATAGAGAATGTACGTAAATCTATAAATGATATGCTGGTAGTAGATCCTTACTTAATCAATATCCAAGATTTAAAAGATCCTGGAGCTGGAAAACTAATCCGTATGAGACGTCCTGCTTGGGGACATGGAGTTAAGGGAGCAGTAGAACAGCTTAAGGTT